TTAACCTAACAGCAGATGTACCTTACAGTAACTTTGAAGCATTAAGTTTTACAGCAAAAGCAACTGAATTAACAGGAACTTTAGCAGACAAAACTTTATGGTATGATGCAACAGTAAGTACAGCAACAGTTGATTTACTTTACAATAACTCAGGTTCATGGGCAACTTATACAGGTGATGTACAAGTTAAGTCTACACAACCTACAGTACAAAGTGATGCAGGTGCATTACAAACTGGTGATATTTGGATTGACGGAAGTGATTTAGAAAACTATCCTAAAATTTATAAGAGATCAGCAACTTCAACTTGGGTATTAATTGATAATACAGACCAACTTACACCAGCAGGTGTTGTATTTGGTGACTTTAGAGCGTCCTCAAGCGGTGCACTAATTAGTGAAGCAAACGGCTTACCATCACCTACATTGTATCCTAGTAATATGTTAGCATGGAACAAAATGGCAAGTGGCGGTAATGTCAAGCAATATGATAGTGCTTCAGGATTATGGAAAGACTTTAGTGGTAATAAGGAAAACGGTGCCCCTCACATGTTGAGAAAGGCTCAGAGAAAAGTTATTGTTACATCCTTACAAGCGGCTCTAACAGCAAATCAAGATATTAGAAACGAAACTAATCGTTTTAATATTGTTGCAGTTCCAGGATATCCTGAACTAGCAGATGAAATGATTTCACTTGGAACAGATCGTAAGAATACAGTATTCAGTATTATTGATGCGCCTTTAAGATTGGCCGCAGATGCAACTAGTACTGCTAACTGGATTAATAATAGTGCAGTAACAACTGAAAATGGCGAAGATGGTTTAGTAACTAACTCACCGTATGCGGCTGTTTACTATCCACACGGATTATCTACTAACCTAGACGGTTCAAGTGTTATGGTTCCTGCAAGTCACATGGCTTTAAGAACATTAGCATTTAACGACCAGGTGGCATTCCCATGGTTTGCACCAGCAGGATTCCAAAGAGGATTAGTAAGTAATGCTTCTGGAACTGGTTACTTAGATGCAACGTCAAGCGAATTTACAGCAGTTGCTTTAAGTGAAGGACAAAGAGATAGTCTTTACACTAATAAGATTAATCCTATTGGAAACTTCCCAGGACGTGGAATTGCAGTATTTGGACAAAAAACTTTAAACTCAGTATCAAGTGCTTTGGATAGAGTTAATGTTGCAAGATTAGTTGTTTACTTACGTGAACAGTTAGACGACGCAGTTAAACCATTCTTATTCGAACCAAACGATGAAGTAACAAGATCTAATGCTAAAGTAGTTGTTGATAGACTACTTGGTGAACTTGTTTCTCAACGTGGATTATTTGACTTTGTTACAGTATGTGACACAACAAATAACACAGCGGCAAGAATTGATAGAAACGAATTGCACATTGACATAGCGATACAGCCTGTTAAAGCAGTTGAGTTTATATACATTCCAATAAGAATCCAAAATACTTTGGGTCAAACAGGATAAGTTTTAACTTAAACTAGAAAAAGGGCGGTTTTTACTGCCCTTTTTTGTGAATGAATTATATACGCAGTTAACCTTTTTTGGGTCAAAGTGATAAATATTCGTATATAAAAGTTCTAGGAGAACAATATGGCAGTATCAAGTGCAACAACAGAAACTAAAAGTAAATTTGGTGTTCCAGTAACAGGTAATACTGGTTCAGGTGTTTTAATGCCTAAACTAAAATATAGATTTAGAGTTAGTTTTTTAAACAATTTTGGAGGCAATGCGGAAACTAAAGTTTTAACGCAGAACATTCAATCCGTAACTAGACCTAAGATTTCTTATGAAGAGCAGGTTATAGACAGTTACAACTCAAAAGTTTATGTTCAAGGTAAACATACCTGGGAACAAATCAATGTTACTATACGTGATGACATCACTAACCAGGTGGCAAAACAAGTTGGTGCCCAAGTGCAAAGACAGTTAAATCATTTCCAACAATCAACACCAGCATCTGGTAGCGACTACAAATTTGACATGCAAGTAGAAATACTTGATGGTGTTAATGCAGGTGCTACTGAAGTTTGGTTCCTTGAAGGATGTTTCTTAACTAACGTAGATTACAGTGATGGCGACTATAGTGCAGGTGACCCTGTACAAGTTATCTTACAAGTTAGATACGATAATGCAATTCACTTTGAAGGTGATAATGACATTAACGGCAGAACAGTAAGTGGTAACCCATTCCCTGAAACAGTGAGCACAGGCGCAGGAACATTAGGTTAAGGAGTTAATCCTTAATGGAGTTTTTCAAATCAGGAGCAGGCAATCGGAAGTTCTTTCTCAAGGACTTCCGTAATGCCGAACATTACAAACCAAACATTGCTCCACCTAGGCAGAAGTTTCAAGGCTATGTAAATTTTATAATTAATAGACGTCTTATATCCATGGGAATGGATACAGCAGATTTTAGAACTAGGATTTCCTCATTAGTAAGGACTTCAACTTTACCAGAAATACAGTTTCAAACAGAGACTAAAAATTCATTTAATCGTAAAAAAGTAATACAAACTGGTGTTGAACACTCGCCAGTAAGTATGATGGTTATGGATACTATACAAAATGAATGGATTACATTATTCATGAAATACTACAGTTTCCATTATATGAATCCTAGAAATAAATTTGAAGGATTAAATCGTGATACATCATTTATAGGTGGTGATACACATGGTGGATTTCAAAAATCTAACTTTGGCCCACAAACTGGTAATGTAACGACAAAAGGATACCAATGGGGCAGTAACGATTTTGGAATGGATTTAAGTGTTACTAAAAACTTCTTTGAAAGAATAGATATAATTTTATACCATGGTAACAAAGGTATTCAGTATTCTTTATTTAATCCTATGATGACAAGTTTTTCTGCAAGTGAAATAGACTATTCTTCTAGTGAGGTAATGGATTTTAAATTAGAATTTGCTTATGAAAATTTTACAACTACAAATGTTTATAACTTTGATTTAAGCGAACAAGATAGAGCAAGATTTGAAAATATGGAAGGCGTAAAATTACCGGGCATGACAGGTAAAGCAGGCCAAATACCAATTGCATTAGATGATCAAAAATTAGAAATCTTAAACGGCGTAGGAGATGCAGGGAGAAAAAGAGCACAACAACCTGTAACAACTGGTACAAATGATGAAAACGACAGGTATATGAATACAGATACCATGGCAGGGAACAGTAGTATATTAGTAAGTGAACTTGATGCAGATGTTTCAACTAATAAATTATATACACCTGCAAAGGTTGGAAATGACAGTGGAGAAACTAATTTTGTTGATGGAGTTAATGATTTCTTAGAAAATAATCCTTTTGGTAGAATAATTGATAGAGGATTAAGTGGTGCGGTTAATGGACAAGATTTAGGAGACATCTTAAAAAGTGCATTAACAGACGAAGTAAATTATGCATTAACTAATCCAGAAGGAGAACCAGATTTATTTACTAAAGTGGAATCAGGTTCCGAAAGCGATAAACAGAATAACACTGGTAACAATAATTCAGATGATGATTCTGCTTCTCCTTATACACCGACGGTGGGTTTTTAAATGAGTGCTTCTTTATACGATACATTTGGAAATGAAGTAGAATACAAAGTATTGCAATCTACACTTGCAACCTTTTTAGAAAATGCAACAATTAAATTTCCTTTACCACAAGCCAGTTCTCAAATACTAGGAGACTTTGCAGAAAATTCTGTACAACATATTAATGGACCTTTATTAGAACAAATTAATTTAAGATTAGAAACATTAGGATTTAAAGAAGCAAATGCAAGAGCTCTTTCAGTAGTTTTAATAAAAGTTGCAGAACAACAAAATATGTCACCAATGGAATTCTTTAGTATAAATGAAAACACCCTTAATATAACTAAACAGGCATATGATGCCATTAACGAATTAAGACCTAATGGCAATAGAGTTAATCTAGTTACACCTAAAAATAATTCCAAGAGTCCTGTTAGCAAACTAATAAAGTCTTAACATGGCCAAATATCAACAAGGTTTGTATGAAGTCGCTAATACAAGTAAATTTGTAGGCTCAAAGCCACCTAAGTATAGAAGTAGTTGGGAATTAGCATTTATGCGTATGTGTGATAGTCATCCTAATATACTTAAATGGGCAAGTGAAAATGTAAAGATACCTTATAGAAGTCCTGTTGATGGTAAGTATCACAACTATGTTCCAGACTTTATGATACAATATCAAGACAAAGACGGTACAGAACATGTAGAACTTATAGAGATTAAACCTGCTAATCAAACTACATTAGAGAATGCCCGTAGCAGAGGACAAGCCATACAAACGCATATAAACGCCGCTAAGTGGACAGCGGCACAAGAATGGTGTAAACGTAAAGGCATACGTTTTAAAGTGATCAACGAAGATCAGATCTTTTCTAACAAGAAACCTCGTAAGGCGAAAAAACGCATTTCTAAACCTAGAGTTAAATAAATACTATTATGACTAAGAAACTTGAAGAAGAGTTTAATTTACCTCCTATGGAAGACGTACTTGATACTGAGCAAGAAGTCGTGCCTACAGTAGAAGAAACACAGGAAGTGATAGAGGAAGTACAAGGTGCTTTAAGTGTTAGTGAAAAAATTAATTTAGCATTTAAAGAAGTTAAAGGTTTAGAAAGCCACGAAGTTGAAATGAATGACATAGCCAAGAAGGCTATTGATAGTTATGAACAACTAATGAGTTTAGGTATGAATGTAAGTGATATGGCGGCTGGTAAAGTATTTGCAGAAGCAAGTAACATGTTAAAGATAGCCTTAGATGCCAGTGATGCTAAAACAAAAGCAAAGTTACAACAAATAGATCTAATGCTTAAAAAAGCAAGGATAGATAAGTTTGATAATAAGGGTACAGAAACTGAGGCCGTTCAAGCAACTGTATTTGATAGAAATGATCTATTAAAAATTATTAAAGGCGAAAGTTAAGGCCTAATCCACTCGCCGTTCTTAAAAACAACTACTTCACCATACTGATCTAAAGTGTACTCTCCTTCAACAGGATTCTGAGGTTCTCTTACTTTTATTTTTGTCATACAATTATTTAGCAGAAAATTTAATAATATGATAAATAAGTGTAACAACGGAGTTTAAATATGAAACTTAAAGAATATAGCTACAGAGTAAAGTTTGCCGCTGATTGTGGTTCTGACCAAATGGACATGTTAGAAAAATGTCTAGACAAATATAACTTAGTAAGTGCTACACCTTTTAAAAGAACACCTATTGAAGAGAATCCAAAGGAGTTTTACAGAGCAAAAGGTACACAATGTACATCTGAAGTATGTAGTACAGACATTATCTTAAAATACCCAGTCAACGAAAGAATACTTGAAGTATGGTTAGCAGTAAACATGGGTATGGATCATGCAAGAGTTCTTGCTTATGGTGTTAAAGATCCTAGAAGAATAGAATCTGAAATGGCTGAGATGAGAGCAAAAGATGATGTAGACAGACAAGTTTCAGAAGAAGATGCTTTACTTAATGATGAGAACATGGAACATTACGAAGCACAAAACGAAGAAATAGATTTTAAAGCAAACTTCTTTGGGGAAGAATACAACACGAAGTTTTTAGAAGAATTAGCAAAAATTAAAGCAGAAAAAGGTGCAGACTACTTCCGCAATTACCCAAGTAAAGATGAACTTATGGGTGACGATCTTGCAGAACTAGGATCACAGATACATGGGCTACCGAACATGGGTAGAGGTACAGAGTCAAGTAAAACTGTTGATACTATATCTCAAAGTGGTAGAAGGAACTAATATGAAAATAGATAACTTTATAACAGAAGCACCTGGTGATGGACCTGAGTTAAGTCAGGACAATAAAAATAAACAAAGATCAGGCCTTCAAAGAGCCAAATCAGCGACAGGGTCCGATACATCAGTTTCTATTCAACAGAAAGGTTTAGATACCGCTATACAAGGCAAAGCCGGCTCACAAATAGATAGAGATGCAGAAGCAGAAGTTGTACAACAACATATGGATTTATTAGATCCTGATTACAAATTGCAAAGCATGTACATAAACCTTTTAAAGCAATTAAAACAGAAAAAAGCCGCAATGGCAAGCAAAACACCAGGCGGTGATTTGGATAAACCAACATGGATGAGACAAGGTAAAACAAGAGCCAGTATGGGAATTAATGATCCTGATGGCGGTGTACCAGGACCAGATGAAATTGCTAAAGGTAATTTAACTGCCAGTAAATATTCAGAAGATGTAGAAGTTGATGAAGCAATTTCTAAAAATGCTATAGATTTAATGACTAGTACAGGCGCAGAAGCACAAATGGTATTTAGAGCAATAAGCATGTTAGACTCAGGTCAAGGACTATCTGCACAATATGGTAAAGTACTTTATGCTTTCTTAGAACCATTATTAAATAGTATGAGCGGTAGTGATGCAGTTGCTGGATTACAAAGGCATATGGATAAATTTAATAAAGGTGTAGATATTACACCTGATGTTGAACCTCAAGTAGAACCTGAAGAACAACCTCAAGCAGAACCTCAAGATCAAGAAAAACCTGATATGACAGGACAAGAAAAAGAACATCCTGTACATGGTAAAGTCAGAGTAGTTAATGTAGATGGTATGAAACCTGGTGAAGTTACTGTACAAAAAGAAGATGGAACTACAGAAGTTGTTAAAGCAGACGATTTAGGCGAAAGCATGGAATTTGAATCTTTAGATCTAGCAGAACTTAAAAAACTAGCAGGCTTACAAGAAGCAGAAGGCAAAATGCCTTCAAAAGCACAGGTAATGAAATGTTGTAAAGATGGCATGAGTGTTTCAGAAATTTGTAAAAAATTCCCAAACTGTGATCAAAACAAATTAAAAGAATTATGTAAAGAATGCATGGCAGAAATGAAAGAATCAGTAAGTGAAGCGATGAGCGATGTATATGGTAGCACAGTATCTGAAGAATCAGAAGAAAGAGTTACTTACAGTAAAACTAAAAAAGACGGTGACGCAACAGTAACAGTTAGTGCAAATGCAGACAGCATGGAAGAACTACATAAAGTATTACAACTTGCTGGAATTACATTACCTAAAGGTGATAGCGAACCAGAAGCACATGATGAGCCAGAAGCACATGATGAGCCAGAAGCACATGATGAGCCAGAAGCACATGACGAACCTGAAGTACAGGTAGTAGAACCTGATAGTGATGAAGAATCACCATGTGGAACTAGCGATGCAGATGCTTCATACTCAACAGATAAAGAAGTTTTAGTAAACTACATAAAAGATAAATTAGCCAAACGACTTTCATAAATTTATGTTTACCGATCTATATATAGACGGAACAAGTTATGCCTCAGGCTGGGGCAAAGGTCACGAAAGAAGTCTATTTAAAACACCAGATACCTATTCTTGGGTAGACGAATTTGCAAATCTAACTAATTGTGATAATTTATGGAACCATTCTTTAGTTGCCAAACCTTGCGACATGCAAGTATTCGATATACAAAATTTCTGTAATCAATATTATAATAAATTCAAAACATTTGATAGACTGTTTGTTGTCGCAGAGTATTCTTATATTACATATAGAAGTATAGGAACAGTTAAGGCACGATCCGGTATATTTAAAAATCAAGATATTACTCCTATTGTTATGGCAAAAGGAACAGAAGTTAATAATAATGAAACAGGAGGTTTTGGATATATGATTTCTTATGTTAGGAAAAGCAATGATTATCTAGATATTCAAGAACCTTTATTTGTAAAAGTACCTGAAGAGCATATTGATGTAGAAGATCATAAAAGAGTAAATGCATTTGCTACACAATGGCTTCTCACAAGATTCACAA